GCGCAGGCTGTCGCGGAGACCCTTCGGCCTGGTGCAACAGTCAACGCGGTGGCGGCGCGGTATGATATCCAGCCGAACCAGCTGACGGCCTGGCGGCGCATGGCGAAGGACGGCGATCTCGTCCTGCCGGCCGATGAGCGCGACGGGGATGAGGCGGTGTTCGCGCCGCTCGTAGTCTGCGACGCGGAGGATTCTGCGCCCGAAGCGGAGGGCAGCGCCGCCGGGTGCGATGTCCGGATCGCTGTCGGTGACGTGGCGATCCACCTCGACGCCGACACACCCGCGGGGCGCATCGCCGAGATCGTCCGGGCACTCGGGGCGCGCACGTGATGCTGCCCGCCCACAAGGTCCGCATCCTGGTGGCGACGCAGCCGGTCGATTTCCGCAAGGGTCACGACGGGCTGGCTGCGTTGGTGCAGTCGGTTCTGCGGGAGGATCCGTTCACCGGCACGGTCTTTGTGTTCCGCGCCAAACGGGCGGATCGGCTGAAGATCCTGTTCTGGGACGGGACCGGTTTGGTGATGGCCTACAAGCGCCTCGAAGAGACGACGTTCACCTGGCCTGCGATCAAGGACGGCCTCATGACGCTGAACCGGGCGCAGTTCGAGGCCCTGTTCGCGGGTCTGGATTGGCGTAAGGTCCGGGCGCTGGAAGCGTGCCGACCGGCTGCGGCAGAATGAATCGGGCGCCTGATTTGGCGGGCATCTCCAGCCGGTTCGGGGTATGTTGGGAGCATGTCGGCCCTGCCTGATATCGATCTTTCGGCCATCCCCGAGGACCAGCGCGACGCTGTCGCCGCGCTGTTGCGCGAGACGGCCTCCCTCAAGGAGATCAACAAGCGCCTCGAGCACCTGGTCGCCGAACTGAACCATGTTGTGCATGGCAAGACGTCCGAGAAGCTCGACGAGGACGATCGGCAACTGGCCTTCGAGGACCTGCAGATCGCTGTCTCAGAGGCCGAGGAACAGAAGCAAGACCAAGCGCCCAGCGAGGACACGTCGAAACGCAAACGGGTGGCCAGGCGCAACCGCGGCAACCTGCCCAAGGACCTGCCACGCATCGAGCGCGTGATCGAGCCGGAAAGCCTGGAGTGCCCGTGCGGCTGCGGACAGATGCACAAGATCGGCGAAGATCGCACGGAGCGGCTGGACATCGTGCCGGCGCAGTTGCGCGTGCTGGTCACCGTGCGTCCCAAGTATGCCTGCCGTGCCTGCACGGATGGCGTGACGCAGGCACCGGCCCCCGCCGCCCTGATCGAGGGCGGCCTGCCGACCGAGGGTGCCATCGCGCACGTGCTGGTCAGCAAGTATGCCGACCATTTGCCGTTATATCGCCAGAGCCAGATGCTCGCCCGGTCGGGCGTCACCATCGACCGCAGCACCCTGGCCGGCTGGGTCGGTGTTGCGGGGTTCCACCTGCGGCCCGTCGTCGACCGGTTGGCCGAGCACCTGAAGGCGTCCAGCAAGCTGTTCATGGACGAGACCACTGCGCCGGTTCTCGATCCGGGGCGGGGCCGGACCAAGACCGGTTATCTCTGGGCGCTGGCCCGCGACGACCGCAGGTGGGGTGGCGCCGACCCGCCAGGGGTGGTGTTCTTTTACGCCCCGGACCGGAGCGGGCAGAACGCCGAGACGTTCCTGCGCGGCTTCGACGGAATCCTGCAACTCGACGGGTATACGGGCTACAATCGCCTGACGCGCCCCTCCCGCGAGGGCGGTGATCCCATCCGCGTGGCCCATTGCTGGGCGCATGCCCGGCGCAAGCTGAAGGAGGTGTTCGACCGCGACGGCTCCGAGATCGCCGCCGAGGGCCTGCGCCGCATCGCCGAGATCTACAAGGTCGAGGCTGACATCCGCGGCTGCGCCCCCGGGCAAAGGCTCTCCGCCAGACACGCGCGAACGGCCGAGCTGGTTGCGGCGTTCGGCGACTGGCTGCAGGAGCAGCGACTGCGCGTGTCGGCGAAATCCCGGCTCGGTGAAAAGCTGGCCTATATCCATCGCCATTGGGATGGACTGCAGACCTTTCTCCACGACGGACGCGTCGAGATCGACTCGAACGGCGTCGAGAACCTGATCCGTCCCATCGCCCTCAACCGCAAGAACGCCCTCTTCGCGGGTCACGACGAAGGTGGCAAGGCCTGGGGCCGCATCGCGTCGCTAATCGAAACCGCAAAGATCAACGGCGTCGAGCCCTTCGCCTATCTCAAGGCCACCCTCGAGGCGATCGCCGCCGGCCATCCGAAAAACCGGATCGACGAACTCCTCCCTTGGAACTTCCAGCCGTCAAGCTGAAAAGCCCGTGGGGCCCAGCTGGCGCTTACGTCTGGCCCGCAACGAAGCGGCCAGCTTTCTCGGTAATCGCGTATCGGTTCATTCCGATGTCCTTTCCTGCATATCGCGCCTTGCAGCGCAGTGGCGATTTCAAGGTTGGCGTTTCCAACCTTGAAACTGGGTCGCCTTATTCCCCGGCAAACACGTCTGGTGACCCGGCAGCGACTGAGGATCCACAAGCCACCGGATCCCCAATCCGCCCAAGCTGGCGGCCATTGGCAAAGACCGTCGCGGACCCGGAGGCCAGCACGCTGGCATGGGTCTGCGGGATAGCTGGACAGGTATGCGCAGCCCAGGCATCGCTCTGGCGGTGAACCGCGATCCCGTTGGCAAAGACATCCGGACTGCCGCCTGTGCTCGGCCGGGGCGGCCAGCAGCCATGCCCGGTACAGGCGTCGCCGCGTCGGGTGACAGCTGGCATGGGGTGCCCCTTTTGGGTCAGTTCAGGTCAATCCGTGCACCGTTGATGGTGACGCCGTCTGCGTTCAGCACGATGCTGCTGCCATTGGTCGAAAGCGTGATCTCGGCCGCCGTCATCTTCAGGATCGAGCCACCCACCACGATCCGCACCAGATCATCTGCGAGCGTCATCCGGACATTGCCGTAAGTGATGACATTCTCATCCCCCGCCGTTGAAGGGCTCGGATTGCCCGCATGATGGGTCAGCGGCACCGCAACCGCCTGTTGGAAATCCCCTGTGGGCGACATCACGGTGAATTGCTGCCCGACCGTGGGCGGCGTGTGCACGCGCAACGCACCCGAGAACCGGGCATAGGGCAGCCAGGGCGACAGGAACCGGCCCTGTCCGCCATGCGTCGGCCCGAAATCCAGCCGCATGCGCTGGCGGCCTGGGTCGACCACCGCCACCGTGCCATGCCGCATGACACCTGCGATACGGCGCTCCAGATCGGTCACACGCGCAACGAGCTCGACGATTTCGCGGATCGCCATGGCTATGACCCTTGCTGCTCAAAGACGACAGTCTGGTCGAAATCCAGAAACGTTATGTCCGCGAGCGGTTGCGGATCCGCATCGAGGTCCTCGACCGGCCCGATGCCGATCTGGTTGGCCACTTCCAGCGGCACGCCTAGCGCCTCGGCCGCCTGGCGCCACTCATCCGCGAGCTCGCCCTCTATTTCTGCCCGTAGCAGGCTCGCGATGCCCGCCAGCGCCGCGTCGTCGTCCATCAGCGCGAGGAGCTGGCCCCACGCGCTGGTCGACGTCACAGCCCCGCCAGAAACCGGCGTTTCCACCAGATCGCAGCTCAAGACCAGCTGCCGCGCAGCAAAGCGCACGCCGTTTTCGGCCGATGCCCCGCGCCGGGAAAGGCTGCGCGTGATCCGGGGGACCAGCATCATCCAGACACGCGACCACGCATTGTCGTCGCGGTTCAGGGCGCGCACCACCTGATGCTCCATAATGTCCAGCGTCAGCTCCATCCCTTCGTCCGTGTGCGGAATGGCAATGGTGATTTGGCCGCCATCCCCATCAGATGCGGGCACCTCCACCCGGGATGCAATGGCAATCTCGATCACCAACTCGCAGCGATGGTTGCCGCTGCCGAGATCGCGCCCCGTCACCTCAAGCTCGTGCTCGTCGGTGGTGAGCACGATCAGCGGCTGGCGCTGTTCAGCAATGGTTTGGTCGATCGGGTCGACCGCGCTGTCGAAGACCCGCGGCCCGGCCAGCGTCCGGTCGAGCAGCGCACGGGCGGCCGCGAGGCGCATGGCAAGGCGGGTCAGGCTCATGACGGCAGGTCCTCCCAAACGAGAATAAGGTTCAGGTCGCCCATGTCCGTGTGCTGGACCGAGGAGACCGCATAGGTCGGGCTGGCAGCCCGGCTGGTGAGTCTGATTGTATCGCCCTTGGCCGGAAGCGCGGTCAGCGCATCGACCTCGGCCTTGGCGATCCAGAACTCGGCGCTGGCCGATGCCACACGCGTCGTCCCCGAGAAGTCCGAGCCCCGGGCGATCCCCTTCAGCCCGTCATCTGCAGGGCCAGCGGAAAACACCCCGTAGATGAGGTGTTGCGGCCGGTCAGGATCGGCCGCGCGCTCAGCGTATTGGGCCGAAACGCGCGGCCGGTGGATTGCCGTCTCCGCGAAGGCACCCTTGATCGCGCCCGACAGAGCGGCGTCGAGATCGTCAAACATAGAAGCCACGGCTCAGGTCCTTTCAGCGGGCGGCCTCACGCACAATCACGTCCGCTTGCCCGGGATCAGCACGCGCGGGCGGGTGCAGTATTGCAGGGCGTTCATCTGGAACTCGAGGTTCACGCCCTTGCCGTTCTGCATTTCCCACTGCTTACCATAGAGCCGCTGGCCGGGTGTGTTGACAGTCTCGATGTAATCAGCCGGAGCATAAACCGTGCGGAACAGACCGGGCACGCCCATGGGCACGAGATGGCACTTGTCAGTCTCAATGCCCACATTCTGACCACCTCGGTAGTTCATCCAGGTGATGCCGCCGAACTCGAACGCGCCATAGATGCCGGAATTGCCCGAGTTGATATAGGCGTTGCGCAGTGAGGCGGCATCGGCATAGCCCTTGTAGGTCTCGCGCACTTCCTTGTGGCCGATCAGGTCGTCGAAGAATGCATCCCCGCAAAGCGCGATGACGCTCGTATACGGCAGACCGTCGAGAATGCCCGCCATTTGGCGGATGACACCAGCACATTTCTTGCGCAGAGCCCCGTCGGTGGCACTGGCGTTGTCGAGATCAAAGTCGACCACGGCCTGCTGGTTTTCGCCGAACTCGGTAAAATAATCGAAAAGCACCGAGCCGTCAGCGTCCAGAAGCTGGCCGGTCTTGAGGATGTTCAGCCGGTGATATTCCTCGGTCAGCGCGAAGAACTGGCTGGCCTCGGCAGCCCGATCCGCAATCTTCTGCTGCAGCCGCTCGACGGCCACTTCCTGGCCGAAGGCGCGCACCTGCTGCACCTCGTCGGCGTAGATCGCATCATCGACCTGGAAATGCGGCACCTTGAGCATCCGCATGGCGCGTTTCGATTTGTCGAAGGTCTGGCCCGGGCCACCGCGGGGGCTGGCGGAGACCAGCATGCGGTTTTGCTCCTTATCCTTCTCGATCGCGATATCGAGCGTGTCGATGCTGGTGGTCTGGAACAGCCCCATCTGGCCAATGCGGGAGGGCGTGTATTTGATCTCACGAAGCGCATCCGTGAGGCGCATGACGCTGAAGGCGTCCTGACTGAAGATGTTGAGGATCGACATGGGAAGTCCTTTATTGCGTCGGCGCGCCAGCGATTGGCCACGCGGGATCGGCCCACAGCCCGAAGGCGCAGGAGATCGGATTTGGAATGTGTGAAGGTCAAGCGTGGCGTTACCGCACCGCAAAAGTCACGCGCGCTCAGCGCACGATAATGCCGACGCCCACGAGGTCAGCTTGTGCAGCGACCTGTTCGGCCGCCTGATCGCGGTCGGGATGATAGGTCAGGACCTTGCCATTGACCTCAGCATCCCGGGTGATGGCGGCAACCGCAACATCACTTGTCGAGGCATCACAGCCGTAGAGCGCGATGGCCACGGCCGTCTGGCTGCCATCGGTGGCACCGACAGCGCTGGCCAGATATTTGCCGCTGGCGGTGATTTTGCCCAGCACTGTGCCCGGCGCGATGATGCCCGCACCGCTGGCGATGGTGATATTCTCCCGCGAGCGCTGGCCATTGGCCTCGGTCATCAGGAATTCGCCGGGATGCCGGCCTTCTGTGAGAACAGTCATGGTCCTTCTCCCTTATTCAGCCGAAGCGCGCATTGGCGTGAGTGATGGCTTTTGACCACCCGGCCACACTGCGCTCGGCGCGGTTGCGTTGATCAGCCGGGGTTTCAGCCCCGAGCTCGGTCTCGTGTGCGGCCCGGTCGGCAATCGTCGTGGGAACCGATGCCTTGGGGGACGCCGTCATAACTTTCGCTGCGTCCACAGCCGTCATCTCGGTCTCGAGCGCCAACACCAGCGCTTGCGCCTCTCGGCCTTCGGCCTCGGGCGCTGTCAGGATGGACTTGATCCGCGCCGTGGCCTCGGCTTTGCCAGCGGTGACACCGGCGGTACGCGCCTCAGTGCGGGCTGCATCGACGGCGACTTGCACGTCGGCTGGGCTGATGGCGGAGACGTCACTGGCGGGTGCCTCGTTCTGGATGGTTCTGGTCATGGGTCCTCCCTTTCTCTGGGGAATTGCCCCGGAGGGCGGTTGC